CACCACTAACAGCAAGATGTGTACAAGGTGGATGAGCAATCATAAGATCCCAACCTTTATCTAAATGTTCTAACACATCTCCTTTAATATGATTTCCAGGATTTTCCGTAGGAAGAATATCACAACTCCAAGCATCATGCCCTTTTTTTGAAAAAGCATCCCTTACAATACCAGAATATTCACAAGCAACTAATACTTTCATAAGTCTAGCATCCTTTTTACCTTCTCCAATAATTCTTGTTCAGTTCCGAATCTTTTAATAAATTCCTTTTTTCCTAAATGTATTGAGATCTTGCCCAAGCGATGATGAGTTGGGCAAAGTGGAATGACATCCATATCAGAACTTTTTTGACCCATCCCAACATTAAATCTTGGATGGTGAAGCTCCGGAATAGCTCCACAACAGATACATCCTAGATCTGCTACTGATCTCATATAGTCTTTTACTTTTTTAGATCTGTATCTGCCCATAAAGTACTTTGATTTTTATCAAACGGTTTCCAATGATAATAATATAAGATATTGGATTTTCCATTGAATTTATCAGGAACATTAATTGTCCTAATAGGTTTATCTAGTTGCGTATAAGCAACTATCATAAAATCCTTCTTATATTGTAATTTTAGATCTTCTTTTAATTTTATACAAAGATCCACATATCTGCCTTGTACTGCTATGAGATTTCCATATAGACTTTTTATTTCTTTAGTTAACATTTTTCCCTTCTGTGCCGTTGAGGGAACAACGGCACTCGTTTATTTAAACATAAAAGGATAACTAAAAAATAACTAAAAAACTTTGATTCATTAGTTGTTCTTTTATATCCTTTTAAACGAATCATAGCAATAATATATACGAATCGCTAAAAATAATCACTATATTTTCTAATTTGACTTGAATCATAGCTCTAAAAACCTTGATTTTATTGAGTTTTTTGATATTGACTTTTCAACCTGAATTTGAGAATATTTTAAGAATATGAAAATAAAAACTAACAAAAGGGAAAAAATGACATATATTTGGTATCTAGCATTTTGTAAAATTGTTAATGATAAAAAAATACACTTTAAACAACCTAAAGTGTGTAAAATATCATTGGATAATTTTATAAAAAAATATAATTCATCTTGGGGTTTTCATTCTGGGGTGTTTAAAACAAAAAAAGAAGCTCTCAATCATATTAAAATTTATAAAGATTATTATGAACAAGATCTAAAAGAGAGAGCAATTTATCAAAAAAAACTTATAGCAGAAATGGAAATGGAGAAGTTAAATTGATGACTAAATTAATTTTAGGAACAAAACACTTTGATTTACTCAAAGATGCTAAAAAGAAATTTGGTGTGGTATTCCACCCAAATACTCCGATATTTAAAATCGGAAATACAATAGAGAGGTTATATGCAACTAAATACGGTAAAAAACCTCAAACAATCTCAACAATACTTCAGGACAACAGATCGGATCAGGAAGGTAAAAGAAATGTTGAGAAGATTGGAAGCAAAGAAAAAGGATCTAGCTTTCAAGATGTTTGAGACTAAAAAAATATAATAGAAGGGAACATAATGATAAAAAGGATAACAGGGATAGCGCTATTACTGACTTTATTAAACGGATGTGCATCATATTCGCCTATTATAGACACTAATGGCAGATCTAAATTTGAAACATCAAACGCAAAACAAATTACAAATGATAAAATTCTTTGCAAGAAATTTGCTAAAGATAACACTTCATTTTTTGGAGATATTAAACCCTAGAGCTGAAACTCAAACAACAGATATTACTAGAAAATGTTTAGAAGGACGCAACCATTCAGTAATGAATTAAAGGATAATTATGAATGATATAAAAGAAGTAAAAAGAAGAATCGCTGAATTAAGAGTAAAACATCATTTAGACCCAAATGATGAGTCTATTGTAAATTCTCTTATTGGAGCAAGAATAAGATTTGTACGATTGATTAGAGGTAAGACTCAAACAAAAGTAGCAAATGCGATAGGAGTTACTTTTCAGCAGATCCAAAAGTATGAGAAGGGATCTAATGGAATAAGCACTCCTAAATTATTGAAAGCATCTAAATATTTGAAATTTTCTTTAAAATGGATGTTTTCTGTTTTTAAACATAAAGAGGTAGAAAACGATGAAACCGTTAATAAATAAGCAAGGAAAAAATATACAATACAATCCTAAAGCTTTTGGAAAAAGATATATGGTTGATGGAGAACCTAAATCATCTGTAACAACTGTAATAGGAAATCATCAAAATAAAAATGGATTATTATTTTGGAAAAGAAAAATGGTCCTGGATGGATTAAAGAATGTTTTAATCTCCCAAAAGAAACCCATTGATGAAATAAATAAATTAATAAAGAAGGTTGAATTATCAACTAATGAACTTGAAGAATATGCAAGAGATATAGGAACTAATCTTCACGAATGGATAGATCTATATGTAAAAGGAAATAAACCAGCTATTCCTAATTCTGAACCATTAAAGACTATGGTAAATAAATGGCTCAAATGGTGGAAAGCTTCTAAACTAGAGATAGTTGTAAGTGAGCTTCCTTTATATAGTTCTAAATATGATCTTGCCGGTACTTTAGATCTGATAGTTACTCAAAAATCTTGGAAGGGTAAATTAGCTCTTCTAGATACAAAAACTTCTAAAGACTTTTATGTAGATCAAGCAATACAGATTGAAACATATAGAAGATTCCTAGAAGAAACAACCGACTTTAAAATAACATATTTAGGAATTGTTAATGTTCCTAAAGAACCATCAAAACAAGTTTCTATGATGAAACTTAAAATAGATGATGCTTATTTTAGAGGATTCAAAGCTTCTAAATATTTGGAAGGTCTTGAATCTAAATTTAACGATAAAGTAAAAAAATGGAAGAAGGAGAATAAACGAGATGTATAAAAAAGAAAAATTACCTTTTGTTGCATTATCAGGGAAACTATTTTCAACAGGAAGAAAATCTCCAGCTTTTGAATTTAGTATTAGAGCGACTAATTTTAAACTAGAATGTTCTATAACTAAAAGAAAGTATAGATTTTCAGAAGTCTTAAAATGGTGGCAAAGTCCTGAAATACAAAAATATGTAAAAGAAGGATGGGAATTGTATATAGAATCTAAAACACAAGAACCATTTAAACAACCTAAATACGGTGAGAATCTAGAACAAATTATTTGTTTTAGAATGAAAAAACCTTATCAGAAAAGAGGGAATCTAGGTACATTTAAAACAGTAGAACAAAGTGTTCCTTTTGTTCCTCAACAATTTGCTCCGGATCACGCAGAACCCGTAACTAAAAATGATTTGGACGATATGGATGATAAGATCCCATTAGAAGAAGGAGATAGCGATGAGTGGAACAATCAGTTCTAATATTGATGCATTAACTTTTGATAGAAAAAAAATTAATGCTCTTCTTGATTCAGTATCAAAATCTTTTACAGGAGCTTATGCTCATCTAACTGATATGGAAGATAGAGTTAAAAAAAAACACGCAGAATTATATACATCTTTAAAAACAGATGCAACCAAGAGATCTGCTGAAGAAATAAAAGCTCTTATTATTACTGATGCTTCAATGGATGAATTATTAAAAGAACTTTCTGATGCAAAAACAAAACATTTGCATTGGAAAGTTGAATGGGAAAAGTTGAAAACAAAGATTATGCTTTTACAAAGTGAAGTAAGACAGAATATTGAATTTAACTCATTATCAGGGAAATATGAGTAACAAAATTTGCATAGAAATATGTAAATAGTAGGTGTAGTTGAAAACTTCCCTAGGTTAGTCTTTATTTGACAAGTTGCTACACCTACTTTAAAAATTGAATTATGATGATATTTGGAAAAACAAAAAACGATTGGAAAGCCCTAGAGCTTCATTATAGAAGGGAATGGATCTGTTTTGTTGTAGGATTTATTCTTGGATCTATAATATTTTAGTGTCTTGTAATCTCATAATCTTTTAGATCATCATTAGCTTTGATGGGTCTATAAGTTATTTCATAATCTAGTAATATTAATCCGTTAATTTCAAAGTTTTTAAGGATCTCTGTTTTATGTTCAAAGCTTGGAAATTTATCAATATAAGAAATAGATATAGCTCTTCCTAAAACTTCATCATCATTTAGAGGAGCAAAGAAAAATTGTGCATCTACAAATATATAATCATTATGATTCATAATTAGTATTACCATATATGAATCTATTGTGTATTATTTTTTCTTTATTGCTGATACTCCACGAATACCTAGAATTGTACTAAAGGCACCGATAACAAGACCTTGATACCAAAAAGGAAGGTTTTCAAATTTTTCAAAGAAATAATCTACTCGCTCTTGTAAAGCTGGATCTCCAAAAAAAACAGAATATGCTAAAATCAATAAGGGGAGTGAGAGCAAAATTAAACAAAATTCATCTTTAAGATCTGAACTCATTCTTTTGTGTTCTATCTTTTTTAATTCTACTTCACCTTTACAAGCCCGTTCTAAATATTTTACTTCTGCTTCTGATTCTAATACCTGAGCTCTTTTTTTGTTTTGATATATTTGAGCTCCTGTCTTTAATGCTAATTTACCTAATGTGAACCACATTTTAACTCCAGTGCCAATTCGCAATAATGTTTAATCTTTTCATATTTTTCTCTATCACTTTCAAATTCTTTTTTTCTTACTGCATATTTAACTATATTGCCATCTATAAAATCTAATTTATGGGCTACAATCAACTGAATTGGCTCTATTTTTGCGTTTTTGTAGTGAGAACCACCAATCTGCTTATCTAGAGCTGAACCCCTCTTAAAACGCTTTATTTTAGCTTCTAGAGGGTCTTTTTTGTCCGTCATACTATCTTCTTAATCCAATTGCCTTTATTATTCAAGACCATAGGTAAAAGCCGTGGGATTCCATCTAATATTATTCCACAACCCAAAATGAACCTTGTACGAAAATTCTTTGCGTAGCTCATTGAAAGAGATTTTTGATTTATCAAACATCCTACATTCATTCCCCAAAAAATTGCATCAGGATTAGCCCAATATTTTACGGTAAACGCCGTATGGTAATGCCCCTGCGTTACATTCATTCCCATAGTTTGAGATACTTTTAAAACATCAGCAGATCTACCGTGTGTAAAAAAACATTTTTGTCCGTTTGACATTTGAAGAGTTAAATCATCAATCCATTTCCATTTCTTTGTTCCAAGAAAATCTCCATAATCTTTTAAGAATTGACGGCTCATTCCAAACTTTACAGCTCTTCTATAAACTAAACTTGAATGATTGCTATCTACCTCAATCATTTTTGGAAATACAGATTCTAATTCTTTGATATATTTTTTTGATGCATTTAATTCGTGTCCAGGTGAATAAAGATCCGGATCGTGAGTATGCATATTGATTGCGTGAAAATCTAAAAGGTCTCCAATGTTTACAATGAAATCAGGTTTAAATTCTTTTTTTATACATTTCAAAAACTCTATTGAGTCTTTGTGATGATATGGGATGTGCATATCTGATATGACAAGAATCCTTTTATACATAGTACACTTATAAAGGGAAATGTGGATAAAAGCAACTAATTGAGAACTGTGTAGAGAAGGTGTGTTACTGCAATCAAACAGATCGTCCACATAACTTTTTCCATTCTAGAAACTCTTACATCTAAATGATGTAAATGATTTCCACGAATAGTTTGAATCTCGTGTTTTAGAAGTGCTATCTCTCCTTCTATACGGATCAAATGTTCTTTATTTTTTTGACTTGTTGTTGCCATAAAATTATCTTCTTTTTCTTTTTATAGCTCTTCTTACTATATCTTTATCAAAAGTGCTAGATCTTCCTCTAGCGATCATTTTGTTTACTCTGCCCATTGACCAAGCCGCCATTGAAACTCTCCGAGATCCCCCGCCAAGAAATGCACCTTGGCCCCTTCTATAAATTGCTTTTAGATCTGCAAAGTTAAATAATTTTGATTTTTTTGCTTTAGCTCTTAATGTTCTTGTAGTTGAAACTGATAGAGGTTTTCTGAATTTTCTTGCCATTATGCTTTTGTCCTTCTGTTAAGAAGATCTCTTGGAATGAATCCACCGGATCTGTATATAGAAGAAACTTTTCTAATGAGTCTTGCTCTTCTCATTCTTTTAGATCCTTTAAGACCTGACAGATATTTTTTAGGTAATCCTGTCTTTTTATCTTTTGGAACGCTTTTTCTTCTTTTTTTTCTTGCCACTTCTTCTTCTCCGTTTCATAGGAAATTTATCTATCATTTCCCTTAAAGTTGTTGTTGTTGTAAATCCACTCATTAAGCTCTCCCACCATATTTTCTAGACTTAACTTTTTTACCTTTAAACTTCCCTGATTTTCTAGGAAGTAATCCTCTTGCTACTGCTGAAGCTCTCTCTGTTGCTCCAAGTCTTTTTTTATTTCTTATTTTGTTTTTTAATAAAGATAATTTAGGTTTCATTTACCTACATTCCTCATAGCAGATCTATGAGCTTGTCCGAATGTTCTACCTTTTTTCATAGCTCTAGCCATAGATCTCATATGTTTTAAACTATGATGTTTCGCGTGTGATCTCATAGTTTTTTGTTGTCTAGGTTTAAGATCTTTAATTATATTCTTTATAGATGCTACTTTTACCATTATCTTTTCTTTTTACCTTTTTTCTTTTTTTTCTTTTTCTTTTTACTCATTCCGCCGTAATGATAAGGCATTATTTCCTCGCTTTCTTTTTTTTAGTTTGTTTCTGTTTTTTTAATATAGCTTTTTGTAAAGCTATTGGAAGTTTCTTTTGTTTTTTTGTTAGTGCCATCTTTGCTCCTAGTTTTGTAATTTACCATCTTGCCATTTAGCTTCAGGTAATCCGTTTATATATTTTTTTCCGTCAAATGTTAATACTTGTTTTCTATTACTTTTCTCTGAAAATGAACAATGAATCCAACCAGCATTCAGTTCGTCATCTTTCCAATATTCTAATATGAGTTGATCAAAATCACAATTGTTTTCAATCCATAAAGCAACTTTTAAATTAGATATTCCAGGAATCTCAAAATCCGCAGCTTCTCCTTTTGTATGTTGGCTAGTCGGTTTTGATCCAATAGCTTCACACAAATCAGGACTTCTGTATCCTGATGTTATTGTTATTGGTTTATCAAATTTTGCTCTAACGGGCTCAAGAACTCCATAACAAAGATCAGTTAGATTTTTAATTTCACCTGATCCAGCTTTATTTTTAATACCCTTACGAGTAGCCGTCATAGATTTCTCAAACTCCTCAAGCTTGAAATGTTTTGAAAGTTGCATTATTAAGGTTTAGTTGGAAACTCTTTATTCTTGGCTTTAGCTTCAGTATTCACACCATTCGTAATATCACGAAGTTGCTGTCTATAAGTTTTCATATC